CCACCAATTGATCCACCTTGTTCTGGATCAAAAGTAGTGAAATAATGTTCTGAATCTCTAACTTGCATTGAAGTATATCCAGCAGTATTTGCAGCACTATTATGTGGTGCAGCAGCATTTCCAACTGTGGTATTTGCAGCACGAACCAAGTTTAATGCATTTGAATACGACAAAAAGTTTGCACCAGTAAAAAATTGTTCAAAATTATCATCATTTGGTTTTTGAAATAAATCAACTAATGTATCTTCATCTGTTACCAGAGTTACTTCTTCAATTGGGCCCCAGCGGAATCGTCCTACTAGACCACCAGTTGATGTACCAGCTGCGACTACAACATTGGTTAAGTCAATTTCTGAAGTATTTACGCCTGGACTTACTTGAAAGGCCATATTAATCTCCGTTAAATTTTGTGAGTTTTTTTAGAAAGTATAAGTTACTCTTCAAATATTTATAAATAATCATAATTGATGAATAATATTTAGTGTACTGTAAATATGAAGTTTCCGCAAAAAGCCATTGATAGATTCAATGCAAAGGTAACAAAATCAACAGATTGTCATAATTGGAATGCAGCCAGACAAAAACAAGGTTATGGTATGTTTTCCTATGATGGTAAATCTATGCCCGCACATAGATTCTCTTATCTTCTTCACAAAGGAGATATTGCAGAAAATATGGTTGTTCATCAAACTTGTGAAAATAGTGGTTGTGTAAATCCAGATCATCTAGAACTTCAAACCAAAAGTCAAAACAAAAGAAGTTACAACTCTGTTCGTGTCAGTAAAGAAATGATTGAGAAAGAGAGTGTAAAATATCTTTTTCGATTGAGAAATGTTAGACCAGATTTGAGAGAAAAAATTGATGCTCTTCTTTTGATGTTAGTTACAGAAGAAATGAAAGAAGATGATGATTTTGGTTTTGAAGAAGAGATTAAAAAATCAGATTATCTTTAGTAATATTCAAACCTGCCTGGTTCTTTTGCTGGACTCCAAACATTATTATCGCCTGGAATAGAATTTTCATCTGGATCAAATCCATTATCAATAATTCCAAATGGAGTTAATTCTTCTTCGATAATCTTTGCTTGTTCCGCAAACATTTTTTCTCGTATATCTTGATCTGTCAATTCTTTAAAATATCTTTGTTGAACCAACCAAGAAAATAAAACACAAGTCATCACCAAATCATCATTACAACCATCATCAGCTTCCCATGAGGTACTTCTTCCGATAAAAGTTGTCAGTTCCGAAATAGTATCAAAATCATCAATAAGAAGGTTGTCTCTTTCGATCAAATCCTTGAGAGTTGCACAACCAATTCTTTTGACTTGTTTGGTAGTCCTAATTCCCATTGAGACATTTTTAGAAAAACCACCACCGATTTGTTGTCCGTTTCTACCATGAAGTGTAACCATCATCATATTTTCGTATTCTAGATCATGATAAAGAATATCTGCCACTTGTTGTCCTATGTCGTTTACTTCAACCAAAATAAAAGCTTCGTTGTATTTCTGTGCAGTTGTGTAGATTACATTTGGATATAACATTGGAGAAATGTCATTTTTTCTATACTTTGCGACTTGTCGATATGGTTGTTGGGATACATCAAAGATTGAAAATGCAGAGTAATCAAGACCTACACCTCTGGCCACATCACATACTATAACATATGTGTGATTTAAAACTGGTTCTTGATAAACATTCAAACCTTCATGAGTATAAACTGGTTGTTTATACGGCATTGCAAGAAGTTTTTCTGTGGAAATAAGTGTATTAGAACTTCCTAGAAACGAGCATTCAAATTCTTGTTGAAATTGTCGTTCTGAAGTATTTCGTATAGTTTTTTCTTTCCATTCTTCATCACGATCTGGAACTTGCGACCAATGAACAGAAATGGGTGAATAATCATTCTGCCCTTCTTCTGCATCTGACCACAACTTGTAAAACATATTCATTCCGTTTGGTGTAGAAACGATGAATACTTTCGTAGTCTTACCAGATGAAATTGTAGGATATACAGAACTAAAAAATTCTTCTGAGATGTTTGACGGAACGAATGCAAATTCGTCTAGAAAAATGATATTAAAACTACCACCTCGAATTGCAGAACCAGATGTTGAACTTGCAAGAATCTTGGAGCCGTTTTCTAGTTCAATGTTTCCTTTGTTCCATATTAGAATTCCTTGTTGCATCCACTTCGGCATATGTTCGTATGCAAGTTGCAATCTTCCTAGAAGTTCCATTGCAGTTGATTTTTTGTTTGCAAGGACTGCAACTGAAACATTTTCATTGAAAAGAATGTAATGAAGTAGATATGCAAGGATTGTCGTTGATTTACCAGTTTGTCTGGCCATCTTACAGATCACAAATCGTTCATTGTGAAATTTACCAATCATCTCTTCTTGATAATCACGAACATCAAAATCAATTAAACCTTCATCAACCGACACAATTTTTATGTGTTCTCTTACAAAATATAGAGGATCTTGTTGACAACGGACATATTCACCTACCTGTTCCTGTGTCCAATCTTGTTGGATATATGCAGCTTTTAAAAGAGGATTCCCTAAGTAAGTTCCGTGTTCAGTCATTATTCGGTACAGTTCAATGCTTTAAGTTCGTCAGTTGTAGTACAAGAATCTACATTTTTAGTAATATCTCTCAATCTCTTTTTTTCGGTAACTATTGCAGTTGTATCGTTTCCTGTTTCTTGTGCTTGCATAAACTTAATGTCTTGTACTTCTAACAAAGGTTTACGTTCTGCTCTAAGTCGCTCTTTAGTGATTTCTTTTGCTTTATTCATGTTTATTGTAATCACGCACCAACTCCATCAAAACTGTCAGTAAAATCATATTCCCAAGCATTCCTAAAATCACGATCTGGTGGTAAATCAGAAACATCAATGATTTTATACTTAACACCACTTGGGACATCTTTAAGTGCAGTTTCCGCAAGTGATAATTCACCAGTTGGGGTGATCACTGCAATTCCTGTTTCATTTGGATATATAATTTTTTTCATTATGACACCACCATTAAATAAACATATTTCATAACAGAACTTGCACCAGCGTTATTGGAAGAATTAATTCTTGTTGCGGATGTTGTTGGTGCAGACTCAGCACCAGATGAATTTATGCGATTTACATTTATTGTTGCATTCGGGCCATTTCCAGTGGAAATAAAACTCTGAACACTGGCAACAGCATAATTGGCATCTGGTAATGCAGTTGTATAATTTACTGTATAATCACCAGTAGCATTATCGGTAATACTAGAAACATTGCCTGAAGCCCTTATCGCAACTGTTCCAATTCCGTTAAAATTAACCCATGCTCTACATCTAAAATTCTGACCTATTATTTTAGATCGTGCATCAGCACTTGATTCTATTAATCCACTCATTATTTCTCCTATGTATGATCTTGGTCTATGTAGTTAATTACAATATCTATATCGCAAGTACCTCCTGCTTTGAAATTTAATTCATCTGTTCCCACAAGAACCAATTTTTCATTGAACACAAAAGTTGAATCGGCAGGCAATGCAGTTGCTAAAGAAACAATTTCATAATCTGTTCCTCCTGCACTTGGATCTAAAAATAAACCAAATGTTTCTGCATTTCCAGCAGTTTCAGTTATAATTATAGATAAAACAGTATAGATATGGTTTGCAACTCCATCCAATATTTTTGTATCAGTTGTATCAGTAACAGTAAAAGTTCCTCTATTAAGAACCTCTGTTCCAGTTCCGCTTGGTATAGCCATTCTCTATGCTCCTAAAAATAATGCTTGATGTGTAGAACTTTGTAGAAAAGCTCCTCGTTGAATTACTTTTTTATTTGTTAGTGTTCTTACATCCGTAGTTAAAGATGAAGTATCAGAAATTGTTATTGACCCCATTACATATATTTCAACTAAATCTGAAGTATCTGAACAAGTAAATGTAACTGTATTTGCACTTGCATTTACAGTAACATCAGCCGCGCCTAAAAGAACACCATTTCTGAAAACTTGAACCAAATCACCAGATGAATTATTGACAGAATATGCGTTACTTCCTGCAACAGCTGTTGGTGTATGTTTTACTACTGCTTGTCGTTCCGTTACAGAAGTGATATTTCCCAATACCTGTATCATTATTTTATCTGAAGTATCTACGCTAGTGAATGTAGCTGTGTCGTTTGAAGTACTGAGTGTTACCTCCGATGGATCAAGAAGAACACCATTGCGAAATACATTAACAATATC